AGTTCCGGTAACAAAACACTCTGTAGCCAAACCTTCAGATGTGGCGTTGATGATGTACAAGTCCTTGAAGTCACCCCAATGGATAGACTTGACACGAAGACCGATACCCACATTGCCAGCACACTGCAAGTTCATAGACTGTACACCAACACCTTTTACAGCAGCATTACCAGCACCCTGAATAGACAAGCAATCTACCATAGCGGTTGTTGCAGGAGATGCAGTATTATTCCAGAAAAGTGTAGTTCCTGTTCCGGTTTGGCTACCTATGTCAGTATTACCTCGACGGCCAGCGCCGCGAAGAATCACCGAGCTAACATTGATCGTCAATGTCGCGTCAATGTGGAAAGTTCCCGGCGGAAGAATAACAATACCGCCCGGCTTTTTAACGACAGCAGACTGTGCAGCGTTAATAGCTGCTTGAATAGTTGTTCTGTTCTCAGTAGCTTGTGCTCCTGATACTGTTGCACCATCAGAACCATCTGTCAGATTGCCATAATCCAGTGCATGGAAGAAGTAGTCAGCGTCTCGGCTTGCCAGTGTAATTGCGTTACCGAGGATAGTGCGTTTCATGCCAAGTCCAGCAAGTACATCGCTTACGGCATCGGCAGGAATTGTTATAGTCACAGCATTACCACTATTAGTCGCGGTTACGCCACCACCAACAAAGTTTAGGCTGGATGCTGTTTCTGTCAGCTGAGAACCTTCATCTGCAACAGCAACTGATTGCCCAGCTGGTCCAACATCACCACGCGGGATAGTAAAGTTTAGCGTTACATCGCCATTACCATCATTTGCTGATGATACCGATGCGCTAGTACCGGGGTTTCCTGTAGTGGTTGTACCAGCTGCTACAGCTCTTGCACGAGGCAAGTTGAAGGTCAGGGCTACATCACCATTACCATCCTGAGCAGAGCTTACTGTAGGGCTTGTAGCAGGCGTGATCGTGTTGGTTGTACCCGCTGCTACAGCTCTTGCGCGAGGTAAGTTGAAGGTCAGGGATACATCACCATTACCATCGGTACCAGAAGACACCGTAGGGCTTGTAGCAGGCGTTATGGTGTTGGTTGTACCGGCTGTCACATTACGAGCGCGAGGCAGGTTGAAGCGAAGGTCAACATTCGGACCTGCATCTGCATCAGAAACAGAAGGACCGACAGCAGGAGTAACAACAGTAGTAGTGCCAACTACAACAGTAGGCGTGTTTCCGTTTGCACCATTTGTAACCTCAAATGTACTGGTCAACGGGGCAGCAGAGTATGTGATCGTGTATGTGTCGGTAGTACCAGCAGCACCGGTACCCGCTGTTCGAGTAACGCTGACGATTGATCTGCCAGTATCACCAGTATCACCTTTGATGCCACCGTATGGGAGAGAATTCCAATCAGTGACACCATCACCAATCTTGAACTTGTCGGTGTCCGACTCGATACCAAGTTCCCCATCAAGCAGAATCGGATTTACAGTTGACCAGCTCGTGGTAATATCACGACGAAATTGAAATTGACCAAGGATTGACATTAAGGAGTACCTGTTGGGTTGATTGTTGCACCACCGGAGCCAAAGTCCAGTCGAAGCAGATAATTATTGAATGTAGTAGCTGCCATGCCACCATCTACTCTCAGTTCAGTTGTCGTAGAGCCAACACCGTAGACTGTTTCTACATTGTCTACATCTTTGGATGCGAGTTTTCCATCTTTAGCATAAACTGAAATGAAGTTAGGATCATTTGTGCCAATAGCAGATGAGTCAGTGACATTAGGGACTTCTATGTCTTTGTAAAATCTATCGCCCACGAATTTCTCCAAATAAAAAGGGAGCCGAAGCTCCCTTTTAGAACCTCTCAGTTCTATTTATCAAGTGGTGGAAGCACCGATAACAGTAACCTTCACACCGGTCAGTGGAAGCAGAGAAGTCAAGGTCAGGGAGTTTACATCACTCGAATCGACATCGACTGAGATCTGACTGTTGCCGTGCATGATGTTAATGGTAAACGCATCACGATCAACGAGGCCAAGACCATGCGTGACAGTGAACGGGGTGTTTGCAGCAAGGTTAACCGAAGCGTTGTACTGCTTAGTGAACTTCTGTGCAACCAACTTAGTCTGAAGAGTCGTAGCGGTAACAACATCCTGACCAGTACCAGAATTTACATCTGATTGTGTTGCTTTGCGAACATTACCAAGTAATGTTTCTGTAGCTTCGACATCATTGCGTTGAAAGATGTAGGCTTCAGTTGCCGAGGTGAAGAGAACCTGATCGCCGACTTCAACAACAGCTGAAGGAGTGAAAGTAACGCCAGTAATACTCAGTGTACCAGCAGTACCGATGGCATACTGATGACCGATGAAAGGATCTACATTGGCAGGATCGGTTAGATCAGTGATCACGCCCTTGAAGATGACATCACCAACCATGTCGATAGCATCAGCGACGAACGCAACGCCATCCCAAGTATAGTTCTTTTTCGTTTCAGTGTTGTAAACGAACAGACCTTTGTTGTCAGCGCCAAGTGTTGCAGCAAGAGCTGCCATATTCGTGTTATCAACATTCTGAGAACGAGCACGGATGAGCTGCCCGACATCAAGAAGGTTAATATCGTGGTAGTAAAGTTTTTCAGCCATATCGATTTTCCAGTCTGTTATATGTACTTATTTAGCCATTTCATGCGTTGTTTATGACAGCAACATGGCCGTTAAGTGAGATATTTGAGCGTATTGTTATATTTCTGTTCAATGACTGTGAAAATTCTACGGAAACTTCTACTCTGGATGCAGTGAAGACTCTAACAGAGGCGTAGCTTCCCTTTCCATGTGATGAAAAAGGGATAGTAATTTCTTTTCCATTCAGCGCAGCTATGTATGGTGGAGATCCAGTACCGCCTCCGCCACCAATCGATTCTACTTGAACAATGCCATTTCCAAGCTTGGTGACTTCCATACCAATGAAGTCGATTTCAATAACACGCCCTTCTACTACAGCACCATTATTTGTTACTGTCAGTGAAGATCCATCACCACCACCGCCACCACCGCCAAATCCAAACCCGCCACCTTGCTGGTTGGGCATAGTAGGAAGTAAGTTGTAACGCCGCCATGCAGACTGGTCAGCACGCTTGTACATCAAGATGCCACGGATAGTCGGGTGAAATTTGAATTCCCACTCGTGTGCATCGGTGCCGTTCTTCGGCAACTCGATACGACTCAATACTTTCTTGGAAAGGTCTTCTAGGAACTCGTCAGTCTGGTCATGTCGCCAGACATCATCCTAATTCGCCTTTTTCTCGATTTCACTCTTGTGTGATGTCAGCAGTGCCCGTACTTCGACATCACTTTTCAGAATGGTCTTGATCTGATCCTGAACTTGCTCGAACAGTGAGGTTGGTACCAAGTCAGGGTGTGTATGACCTTCAGCAGCATATTCTGGATGCGTATGCGTTTCCAGTGCCCGTCTACTCTATTCAATGCTCGCTCTCAGGCCAGCCACGCTCGTTTCTAGGCGTTTCTAGGCTTTATCCTATGCTCCCTATAGACTTGAGCCGAAAGCCTCTGTAATCGCTTCCTGAGAGGATCTAGCCTTCTCTTCGAGTTCTTCTTTTACAGCCTGTATGGTACATTCAAGTTCTTCTTCCTTGAGCACTACCATCGAGCGGTGCTGTTCAATCAGCTCACTGACCGAATCAAATTTTTGATAGACCTCTACGATCTCTTTTGAGGCATCTTCGAACCCAGACTTGGCATAAGAATCGGTTCTTACCAGCTCTTCCTTTACATGATCGATCAGCTCGTTTACGGAGTCAAACTTCTCGTATACCTGAGTGATCTCTTTCGAGGTGTCTTCGAATCCGGTCTTGGCGTATGAGTTGACCTGTTCGATCAGAGTAGCTAGGCTAGTGTCTTCTTCGCTTAGGGAAGCGACTGAACGGTTTACTGCTTCCAGTTGCTCTAGCAGCGAGTCTCTTTGAGCAACGGAGTCGATGACTATGCCGTCAATCGTTTCAGCCAGAGACTGCTTGAAGGATTGGAGTTCAGACCGAGTTGCATCGAGTGCTTCTTCCAGATGAGCCTCGAAGATGATGCCATCAGGAAGCTTGAATTCTGGAGCGTTAGAGGATTCAGAAATTTCCTCTGAAAGTTCGACAGCAGGGATTGCCACATCAGGAATGGATTCTTGCAGTCTTGCAATCTTCCGATCAATGTGGACAATACAGACAGCTAGAACTTTAGCGAGGTCTTTTTGATTCATGCTCAGATCTTCTTGAGGTCATCCATAGCTGACTTGAAATAATCAGTCAGCGTCCCATTTAACTCTAGATCTGATTCGACAAGGATGTCGTAGTCAGCTTCATCAGGAGTTGATTCTTTCATACCGGCAGCTTCTGCTTGCTGCTATGCGATCAACCAAGGATCATTGGCATTTTCCATCTCGATTTCAGCCATCTCTTCTTCTGTCATCTGCAAGATGTTCTTGAAGACCCATGCGCGAGAAACATACTTACCAACGAAGATATCGATCTGCTGAAGCAAGGCAAGGCGCTGACCCATGATGCTGGCACGCATACTTTCAGAGAATGTGTTGTCAGTCTGGAATTCGAAAGAGACAAGAGCTTTGTACTCATCCCACTCTTCAGCTGTCATCACGCCTGTCAATACAAGCTGCTTGCCCAAAAGATCTTCGAACAGCATACTGAACCGGTTGCGGAGTCTAGTGATAAAGCGAGCAAATCTGACTTCATCGCGAGTGATTTCGGCACCGTTGTTGAACAGACTTGGCTGTTCTGAGAAACGCGACTTGGGCACATGAAGCGATTTGTACAGGCGGTCAAGGAAGAAGTCAGCATCGCCGGTTTCACCAACAGCTGCACCACCTTCAAGGGTATCAATCTGGGTACCCTGAGATCCACCCATGCGGGGAATCCAGAAGTCTTCGGTCATCGCCATGTAACGCTTGTCATTCTGGATCTTGCCAGTCTGGTTGTCGTAAACCATCTTGGTGCGATACTTGTCAGCCTGAGCCTGTACATGCTGTTCAGCAGATGCTCTGGGAAGGTCACCGGTATCGATATAGAACACTCTACGCTCAGGTGCACGCGTGATACGGTAGATCAGTAATGCGTCTTCCATCATACGAAGGTTGTTCGCCGGACGGATAGAATCGTGCAGGTAGGAGATGGTCATTTTGCGAGTCGGGTCAAGTAGACCAGAGTTGGCAAATGCGATTGAGTCCTTTGTCATCGGTACAGGGACTTCGCTATGCTGAACATAAGTCTGTCTTGTCTGCGGTGAGTTGTCACCGGCTGGATTTTCAGTGTAGACGAAATATTCCTTGACATCGACAATTGAATTCAGCCCAAGCTGACCACTATCAGGTGCTCTGATGATCTCACGAACTTTCTTGATCTTCTTCGGATCGATATAACGCAATTCCAGAATACCGGCAGCTGGCTGTTCTGGATTGATGATCACATGGTAATAGATGCGACCATCGATGTACCAGTTACGGAAGATCTCATAGCCGAAGTTGTTGAACTGGAGCATGCCAAGAATGATGCCGAAATTCTCTTGGATGATCTCTTTGATCTGATCTGGTAAACCTTCGATCTTTTCGAGGTTCACCGTAACGACATCTGCATTAGCATCGTCAGTGATGATGGCTTCTGCGGTGATTTCTTCAACCGACATGCCTACTTCCTGAACAGTGTGCACGATCTCTCGGTATCTGTCAATGAGTTCGTTTTCATCCTTGACAGTGCCGGTCAGATCCATTACCGAAGTATAGGGATTGACAAAGCCGGGAGTCGCTTCGTAGTTCAGCGATGCGTCAGAAGTGGGTGCAATTGGCGACTGTTGCATTTCATTGTCGCGTGTGATATGAAAACCGAATAGTTTGATAGCCATAGTAGAAAGCTGTTCAGGTGATTGTTTTGTATTTATGGATAACAAAAAGCCCTCCGAAGAGGGCTTTTCTAGGCTTCTGAGAGCGATTAGATCTGAGACAGCTCGGTGAACTGGGATGCTAGACCATCTGGGATGACCTGATCACAAGTAAACACGACACCATACTCAGCAGCTGTATCGTTCATTTCCCAATCCAGACTGATCGGTTCGATCACTGACGGGAATGCGTTCAGTAGCTTGTATGTAGCGATCACTTCACCATCTTTACCGAAATGTTCTACGAACACATCTGCATAGACAGCCAGCGTATCATGACGCTCTTTACGAGTTGTACCATGACCGATAAGGTCAAGACGGTTCTGCCATGCTTCGAAAGCACGACGGATCTTGTAATCTTCGTCTTGGATAACACGAACAGCGAAATCTTCGACTACACGATCACCAGCAAACTTCACCATACGACCGAAATACGGAACCTGAATGGTACCAATCACAAAGCCGGGGATCTGTGAAGATCGGCACTGGAACTGGAACTTTTCATTGATCCCATTACCTTCAGGGAAAATCACCGTTACGCGGTGCAGGTTGGGACGGGCAACATCGCCAACTAGCTGTGAACGGAATGCACTTGCATCAAATTTTGACATTTATTAAACTCCTTCGATTGTCAGTATTTAGGTTGGGACGGCTTATACCGTACCAACCACTTCTTCGAATGAAACCGAGGCATTGACAATCACGAAATCGAGTCTCACGAATTCAGTCACATATGCAGGTTTCAAGAAAATCTGACCGACAAACTGGTTGTTCTGAACGATGAACGGGGTGTTTACCGTCTCATCACACACAACCAAGAAGTCACTTAGGCCACGACGACCCTTGATGTTAGTCAGGAAGCTATCAATCTTCGACTTGAACTGAGTACGCTCAATTTCGTCGTTGAAGTTGAACAGCAATTCGCCTGCAACATCAGTGATGATACCTTCAACCTGCAACAGCATTCTGCGCACATTGGCGCGTGACAGTGCAGTGTTAACGCCCAGAAGTGTCTTCTGACCATAAACGACAGGGCCGCTTGATGGGAAGTCAACGATTGGGTTAACATCTCTGGCATAGATCGAATCACGCTCAGGTTCGCTCGCGTTCCAAGCCAGCTTCACGACATTCTTGATGCCACCACGCTGGATACCAGCAGCTGCGTACCAAGGATCACGCTCGCGGTCAACACGGGCATAGATACCGGCTTCGTCAGCGGCACATGGAACCCACACGAAAACATCGTTGTAACGGTCAAACATGTACTTCCAGTTGTTGTTGAACATGGCATACGATGTGTTTGGCAGCGTAGCACGGTCAGTAATAACAGCAGCAGCTTTGTTAGCAGCTGTACGGACAGATGCGAGCTTCGGTGAGAAGAAAGCCAGACCGTCTTTACGAACTTCAAGGATGTTCTGTACCAGATAGTTAGCAACAACTGCATCCTGTACATCACCGGCAATGAACAGACCGATCTTAGTCAGTTCTTTGCTCTGGAAGAGATCCAGTGCAAGCAGTTTTTCGTCAGTGTCAATGTTGGCGAAATCGTCAACTCCACCAGTCAGTTGCTGGATAGCAACTTTCGTACCGGAGTTGATACCAGTGATACCAAGGGCACCAGCACGGATGTACGAAGAACCTTCGAGCACGGACAGGTAGTGAGCTGATGTACCATCTGGGTTCTTGTCAGTAGTAACTGAGGACACATTCTCGAATTTTTCCAAGAACGAACCCGGAGCATCGCCAAAAACGCCATTCGTATCAACCACAACGATATGCACGCGACCAGCCGTTGGAGCGCCAGCGAAGCGAGGAGCATGTGCCCAACGACGAAGAACCTGAGTCGGAGAGTTGCTGCCACCGTAGATACGGTCAAGAACAATGCTGCTTGCATTAACGACAGTTGTGGTGTACGCGATGCCATCGACAACGAAGAAGTCACCGACATTGAAATATGCAATCAGGGATTCAGCGGCCTGCGGGGTGTATGTGATCGTGTTGCTACGGGTAGCAGGGAAAATCCAAGTGCCCGGCAGAACAGATTCAAAACGGGCAGTCGAATCACAAGTCTGCACCTGCAAGCTGTTGCCGTAAGCACCAGTATACTTGCCGAGGTAGTTGATACCGGTCAGTGCAACTGGATCGTAATCTTCATCGTTCAGGACTGAAGGAGCGGTACCGCCAGTAACTGCGTTCTTGCTCTGTACTTCCTTACCAAGACGCACGATGTCCAGTGCATTGCTGTAAGCCAAGAACGAAACTGCCTGAAGGAAATCAACATTGGTATCAGTGGTCGGCTTACCAAAAACACGAAGCAGATCTGATTCTGAACTGACACGAGTAACCTGAAGAACCGGACCCCATGTGAATTTGCCAATGAAGCTGCCATTGGTTGATGTTTGAGTTACCGCTGATGCACTCTTGTCGATTTCTCTTGAGTAAACACCGGGAGAGATAGGAAATGTCATTATAGACTCCAGTATGATTGAAATTCGGTTGAGGTTAGAATTGGCCTCTATGGATGTATTTAGGGTTTACGATAGTACGGGTCTAGTGGATTATTACCATTACCAGCAACCTTAAAATCTCATATGAAGGAGCGAAGCGACTGAAGTGGATGAGCGTAGCGAATACACCCAGATCCCATCATACAGGCCAAACAAGAATAGTTCGCATTACGAAAGTTACGGACAGACCTATGGCTAATCAAAGAATGGTACTGGCAGGTTTGTTCATGTTGTTGCACAACATTCATTGCATTCCGTTCAGTCATCGTGCTACGCACTCGACTTCACTGTCATGCAGGCTGGGTTTGTTCATGTAAAGTCCAGATGGTTACCGTACTGTACTGCTTGGTCGGGGTCGTTCACTGCCGTTCACTCCACCCATCCCCCAAACCCCCTTCCCATGACTATTGGGGATTATATTTGATATTTCAAGTACAAGTGTACACTGAAATCGTGAAATCAGATATAAGTTGTTGTTTTGATTGCCGAATTTTTATTGTATAGATTTTGTAATTTTAACAGATTGTTACATATTTTAGTTCATATTTTGTACACCTTGTAAATCCCGAATATAATCCCCATTAGTATAAGTAGAGAGTATTTTCACTAAAGCCAAAGGCAGATCATCATGACAGAGACATCGCACAAGTACAAGAAGAGCACCATTATTGGTGTAGGTGCAGATCTTCCAAAGTCGCAAAAGACAAATCACTATGTCGATAATGATGCCTTTTACCAAGCTCTAGTAGAGCGAAAAGTTTTGGTAACGGCAGCAAAGGCGAGTGGTGAACCGTTGCCACCAATCAACGCATACATTGCAAAGTGCCTTTTTGACACGGCTGATAACCTGTCTCAGAAGTACCAGTTCCGCAACTATCCTTTCCGTGAAGATATGGTACAGGATGCCGTATTGCATATGATGCGTTACATCGATTCGTTCAATACGGACTTTGTTTCTGGATCTGGCAAGAAGAACCCTTTCAGCTATTTCACATAGACTGCTTATTACTCTTTCTTGTCAACGCTTGACGAGGAACGGGATTACATGGCATCAAAATTCAAAATGACGCTGGAAAGGATTGCAACTCAGGAAGTAAGCGAGCATGATGAAGACTATCACCAGATGCTTCAGGAAGAGAACATGCCAGAGACTGAGATGATGTCAGATTTTGTACGCAAGTACGAGGTCACCAGAGAGAAGCGCAGAGCAAAGAAGGAGCAAGAGTCACCGCTCGAAGGATTCATGGAATGACAGTGACATTCCTTCTCAGAGCAGGAGTCGTGCCAGTAGTGATCTCGCTACTGGCAGAAAATGATAAAGAAGATATTGACATTCGGAAATTTGTATGTAAGATAGAGGGGTTCATACAATTTCTGGAGTGAAATATGAAAGTCATCCTTATGGGAGATACCCATCTCGGTATCAAGAAAGGCAACGCAACTATGATGGAACGCCACCTGTAGAGTTGGCAGGAAGTCGTCCTATATGCAGTCAGTAATGGTATCAAGAACATCATCCACCTCGGTGACTTCTTCGATGACCGCAACGCACTGACTGTACCCACAATCGAAGCAGCTAGAGAGATCGTCAATAAGATCGAAATGGCTGGCCTCAATCTGATTCTATTGGTCGGCAATCACGATGTTTTCTTCAAGAACACCAATGATGTCAATTCACCGGAAGCAGTCTTCGACTCTACGAACATCAAAGTTCACACCAAACCACATACGATCAAGCAACTTGGAATCGATCTGATTCCTTGGATCAATCACGCTAACCTCGAATCCACAATCGATTTCGTCGCAGAATCGAAGAGCAAGTTCTGCCTTGGGCACTTTGAGTTCTCTGGCTTCCCATTCCACAAGGGTGGTCGTGACTCGGAAGCTGGTTTGAGTCCAACTCAGTTCGCAAACTACACGCGTGTCTACTCAGGGCATTACCACACCCAGTCAACCCGGAAGAATATCAAGTATGTTGGCTCTTCTTTCGAGTTCACATGGGCTGACTGGAACGATGTCAAGGGTTTCCATGTGCTCGATACCGAATCTGGCACCGACGAGTTCGTCAGATACAGCAAGCGGATGAGTAACTTCGTGTACCTCTGGTTGGATGAAGATGGCGAAGTAGATTCACGCTTGCCTGACATTACCCACGAGCATCGCTTTGTCAAGATCGTTGTCGATGGCAAGCCAAACAAGAAAGTAGAAGCTGCCATTGCAGAGATCGAAAAGCTTGCACTGTCTGTAGATGTGTCGTACACTGAAGAATTGCAGATCGACAAGAATGTTGAAATCGAAGAGGGTACCTCTGAAGACTCCATCATCGAACACGCAGTGGAAGCATCAGTTGCCAACAACGATATCCGCCCAGCTGTTGTCGAATACATTGAATCCCTGAAGCGAGCAGTAGCATGATCAACTTTACACAACTCACACTCGAAAACTTTATGTCATTTGGTGACGCACCGGTCACCATCTAGCTGAACCGTTCGCCATCGACATTGGTGACAGGCAAGAACGGTCACGGCAAGTCTTCTATCTTTGAAGCACTCTGCTTTGGCCTGTTCAACAAGTCATTCCGTGGCATCAATAAACCAGCATTGGTCAACACGATCAACCAGAAGGCTCTTCGCGTCTAGGTCGTATTCGACAACGGTGTTGATATCTACCGGGTTGACCGTGGTATCAAGCCGAATGTTTTCACCGTGACAAAGAACGGTGAAAAGATGGATGAAGAAGCGGCAACCTCTGACATGCAGGCAGTGCTTGAAGGTATCCTTGGGTTTGGGTTTGAAGAGTTCATCAAAACCATTATGCTCGGTCATGCCAACTTCAAACCATTCATGCGCCTGAGCACACCAGAGCGCAGACAGTTTGTTGACTCTGTGCTGTCGCTTGAGATCTATACCAAGATGGCTAAGCTGCATAAGCAGAATGTCGCTGACCTCACTAACCAGAAGAAAAATCTGGAAAACGATATCATGCAGGAAAACCGGATCATTGACACTGCAAAGCGTGCACTGTACATGATCGAAGAGACTGCTACCCAGAACATCGCAGAAGCAGAAAAGACCCTTGTAGATCTGATTGCTGCTAATGGCAAAAATCCATCAGAAGATGGGTTTGATGCGGAAATGAAACCACTGGGTGAATCGATCAGGGTGTACGAGAACGCCATCAATAAAACGAACACCGTGGTCCGTATCCTGCAAGATGAGCAAACTTCGGCAGAGGCAATTGTCCGAGATCTGAAGCGTCAACTATCAAAACTGGATACCTCTGAGCAGTGCCCGACTTGCGGTGGTGCCATTGATGCTTCCAGTTCTAAGAAGCATGCAGACGAGATCAATCGTAAAATCGAAGAGACGCTCTTGCTGACAACTATCCATGAGCCGAGAATCGAAAAGTACATGCAGGGTATTCGTGACGCGACCGGCAAGATCAAGAAACTTGGGTACCAGATTCAAGATCTGAATGCCAAGAAAGCTGCTGTTGTGCAGACCAGAGAACAGTTGTATCGTGCTAAAGAAAAGCTGGATCAGGCTATCGAGAAAGGCAGCGCAGATACATCAGAGTTCAAAGAAACTATCAAGAACTCTACAGCTGTGATCAAGACATGTGAGGAAACGCTTGCCACCATTATCGAAACCAAGCGAGTGCATGATGCTGCTACTGAGCTGCTGAAGGACTCTGGCATCAAGGCACACATGATTGACCGGTTCATTCCTATGCTGAACAAGTATGTCAACCAGCATCTTGAAAGCATGAATGCCAGTTTCAAGCTTGAGATTGACCGCGAGTTCAACGACAAGATCATTGGTCGCTACAAGGATGAGTTCAACTACACAAGCCTGAGTCAAGGTGAGCGTTGCCGTGTTGACCTTGCCATGCTGTTTGCTTGGTTGCAGGTATCGACTGACGCGTCCGGTGTTGGTAGTAACTTGTTGATTCTCGATGAAATTGGCGCATCCGAACTTGATGCAGATGGGGTTGACGCGCTGTTCGAAATCCTTGATAATACATGCCGTGACAAGCAGGTGTTCATTATCTCGCATCGAGATGACATCGCTCAGCGTTGCCGTTCGATCATCCAGATTGAAAAGAAAAACGGCTTCAGTAAAATCAACTAAGGAATTCAATATGACGACTTATACTTCAGAATTATCCCGACTGCACCAAGTGTGCAGGGGATTCTTCGCACTTGGCGACTACGAGTCCATTGTGCAGCGAAAGTTCAAGGAACTCGGTGTGATCTTGGCCGGTGGTACCATCAATTCCATCTTCTCTGGTCGTTCGGTCAAGGATCTTGACCTCTACACCTATTCGGCACAGAGCGCCGATCCTCTGATCGACTTTCTTGTAAAGGAATGCGGCTACGCGCAAACTTGGTCAACCAATAATGCCTGTACGCTGAACCACAAAGAGACGAAGAAAGAAATCCAAGTCATCTACAAGTTCTCAGGTGACCCTGAGTTCATCCTGTCTACTTTTGACTTCACGATTGTACAGGGCGCGTACTGCTATGCTCAGGCTAAGTTCGTGCTGGCTGACCGATTCCTGACCGACATCGCGTCACGCCGCTTGATCTTCACCAATACATCACGGTACCCTATCTGTGCCCTGTATCGCACCAAGAAGTATCAGGCACGCGGTTACAGTCTCGGTGGCACGACAATGGTGGCGATTGCGCTTGCTATTCACCGACTCACGATTCATACTTACGCTGATCTCAAGGATCAGCTGATGGGTATCGATACAAGCATTTTCAAGCTGCTGACAGAGCCGTTTGAAGATGCCAAGAAATTCGAAGCATCTGAATTTCTCCAATACTGGCACGAAACTTTTGAAACAAACAACGACGAGGAAACACTGTAATGAAAATCTCTAAGCGCACACTTCAAATTCTGAAGAACTACTCTGACATCAACCAGAGTATCGTGTTCCATCCCGGCAACATCCTGAAGACGGTTGTTACCGGAAACACCAAGGACTTTTTCGGTACATCGCCGGTAGAAGAAACTTTTACCACAGAATGTGCCATCTACGACATTCGTCGTTTCCTGAACTGTCTGGCACTGTTCATCGAACCCGATGTTGAATTCACTGAGCACTACGCAGTGATCTCTGACGGTAAGAATTCTCTCCGTTACACCTATGTTGACAAGAGCATCATCGACAGCCCTGACTACTCGAAGACTCCTTCTGTGAAGAAGCTGCTTGCCGAGTTCAGCCTCTCGCGTGAGCACATTCAGACTGCCATCAAAGCCGCTGGCTTGCTGTCTATCAAGGATGTGAAGATTGTTGGTACTACCGATGGTCAAGTGCGTTTGATCGCTGCTGATGTCGATGTAGAGGCCGACAACTTCAATCTTCTGCTGGCTGAAGGTGTCGAATTCTCCAAGGAATGCACATTCGAGTCTCTGTATTCAGTTGACCGTCTGCGTATGCTGATCGATGACGACTACACTGTCAGAATCAGTGAACAAGTGTTAACTGAGTTTACTGGCGATGCTGGTGTTGTATATCACCACGGTGGTCTGATCGAGGTATCCGAGTAATGACCGGCAAGGTATGGTGTGAAACCTACAGGCCAGCTGTGCTGGAGGATTGTATCCTTCCAGCACGCCTGAAGAAGACGCTGGAAGACTGCGTGTCTTCCGGTTCCATCCCTAACCTACTGTTGACGGGTTCTGCTGGTATCGGCAAGACCACTGCTGCACGAGCACTTGGCAATGAGCTTGGTTACACGGTACTGGTTATCAATTGCTCAGACGAAGGTCGCTTCCTTGATACATTCCGTAACAAGGTAGAGAAGTTCTGCACTGGTGTATCGATTGATGGCACCCGAAAGCTTCTGATCTTGGATGAGATCTGCAATGTGACTCATGATGTGCAGTCTCTGCTTCGTGGCTACCTTGAGAAGCACTCGAAGAACTGTGCTTTCATCGCAACCGCAAACTTCCCTGCCAAGCTGATGGAACCGATCCGTTCCAGATTCTCGGAAGTCGAATTTTCGATCCGTGCCGATGAGAAAAAGCAGGTCACCTTGGATTTCTTCAAGCGTGTCAGTGGTATCTTGGCGAAAGAGAAGGTCGAGTTTGACCGTGCTGCGGTTGCTCAGGTTGTCAGCAAGTTCTTTCCTGACTTCCGTCGCACGCTGAACGAATTGCAGCGGTACTCGGTTGGTGGTTCCATCGACACTGGTATCTTTGCTGGTGCCTCGGGCGACATGGATCAGCTGATTGGGTTCATTCGTGACAAGTCGTGGAATGGCATGCGCAAGTGGGTTGCAGAGCAGGCAGGTCTTGACTTTGCAGTTCTGACCAAGACGATGTACACTCGTGCAGGCGAATTCATCAAGATCGAAAGCCAACCACAGCTGGTACTGATCATTGCTGAATGGCAATACAAGATTGCATTCGTTCAGGACCGTGAGATTGCCGTAGTGGCGTTCCTTACCCAAACGATGGCAGAATGTGAGGTCTTATGACAGCAACCCTCAGTGAGTTCATGAATTCAATCAATGTCACGAAAGAAAACTTGATGCTGACTCCTGAAGACACGAAGGCATACCCTGCCTTCGTAGTTGCTCGTAGTCTGTCATATCATCGTTCGTGCATCGATCTGGTTGCGCTGCTGAATGACAAGAATGTCTCAGATGCTCAGATGCACTATGACTTCCTGATTGGAACGATTCCTCGTGGTAAGAAGTTTGCCAAGTGGTCTAAGCCAGAGAAGTTTGAGCACATTGAGCTTGTCTGTAAGCATTACCATTGCTCAAGCAAAGTCGCGGTTGAATACCTAAACCTGATGAGTCAAGAAGAAATTGACGCACTGGTCAAGATGTATGATACTGGTGGCGATGAGAAAATCAAAAAGGAAAAGAAATGAAGTTTTACACAAATTGGTTCCTGAGAGGTAAGACCCTTTTCGTCAAGCATATTGACGAGAATGGCATCCGCCAGCGCAGCAAGCACGCTGTAACACCAAGCCTGTTTGTCAAGCGTGACTCCGACCTCCCTACCGACTACCGGGACATCTTCGACAATCCTGTGCACGAAGTTGAGTTCGACAGCCCTAAAGAAGCCAGAGAATTCGCATAGAGCTATCACGATACACCCGGATTCAAGATCTACGGATTTTCGCGATTCGCGTATCAGAAAATTCACGAGCTGTTCCCCGGCGAGATGACCTACGATTTCAGCATGATCCGTGTTGGTATCATCGACATCGAAACCGAAATGGGTGATGAGTTCTGCGGTGCAGACAATCCACAGCAACAGATCAATGCTATCTCTCTGTTAGTTGATGGTGAGATGACTACATGGTCGCTTTACGATGTCGAAGTGGAAGGTAACATCTACTGCCCGACAGAGCGTAATCTGCTTCAGCGGTTCCTGAGTGCATGGCGTTCGGCAGATCTTGACATCATCAGCGGGTGGAACTCGATCTCGTTCGATATGCCGTATGTTGCCAAGCGCATTGAGATGGTACTCGGTGAAGAGCGACTTGCTGAGCTTTCGCCGTTCGGTGCTGTCAATTACAAGATGGTCGAAACCAAGTACGGTCAACAGCAGACACAGGTAGAAATCCACGGTCTTGCCCAGCTTGACTTGCTGGAACTGTATCGCAAGTTCGTGCTCCAGAAGCAAGAGTCTTACAAGCTCGACTTCATCGCAAACAAAGAACTCGGTGTCGGTAAGCTGGAGTTTGAAGGCACTCTGAAAGAACTCTATGAGATCGAAGAGAACCGACCAACTTTCATCAACTACAACCGCATGGATGTTCAGCGTACATACGAGATCAACCAGAAGCGAACTCTGATTGAAAACGCTGTCGGTCTTGCTTATACTGCAAAATGCCAGTACGAGGATGCTTTCCTGTCAACCCGTCCGTGGGATGTCATGATCGCAAATGACCTGATTGACCAGAAGATTGTTGTGCCATTTGAGTCCAGAGGTGACAAGGACGGAAAATTCGAAGGTGCGTTCGTCAAAGATCCGATCATTGGATACCACGAATGGATGATGTCCTTTGACTTGGGGTCACTTTACCCATCGATCAAGATCGCATATAACATATCACCGGACACTATCTTACCTACGATAAAGTGGATTCGTATAACACCTAAAGATATCATCGAGAAGACGGAATTGTACTGGAAGGCATACCAGAACGCCATTGACCTTGATGCTACACTCTGTGCCAACGGTGCATTGTACAGCAAGAAGAAGCAAGGCTTTATGCCTAAGCTGGTTGAGCGAGTCTTGGTACAGCGTAAGGTCGCGAAGCGTGCTATGATGGACTGGGGAAGCGAAGCAGAGCGGGTCAAGAAAGAAATCGAAAGCAGGAGTCAGAAATGAACAAGAACACATTTTTCCCAAATGCTGACGCTGTGCGGTATGGAATAGCAATGGCTATCAACAACTGCAAGGATGCCGATGACGCTATCAAGCTTGCAGAGAAAGAGACTGAAGCCGCTGTCATGAAAGGTTACCTGAACAATCTCGGGCTGGTGATTGTGTCTGTCATCTTCACGGGCATTGTCAGCTACGATGCCATCATGAGAGACAACACGCAGATCGCGGTGGCATCTCTTTTCAGCACTGGTATCGTCATTGCATTGTACCGTGAGATGTTCAGGCGCAAGATGAACGAAATATTTTTCCGTAGAGAGTATGTTCATGGACTGATCCGCCAGCACTTCAACCGAAGCCTACTGGTGGCAGATATCACAAGGATCTCGCCGGAAATCGATAAGGAAAAGCTGAAGAAGTCTATTGTAGACTGCGAGAGAACGGCTTATCATGCACTGTCGGATATCATAGAAAAGCTTGAAAAGGAGCCAGAGAGTGCAACCTAAAGATTTGAGTACAATGAGTGTGTAGGAACTTCAGGATTATCTGAAGGTCTGCCAGTCAAAGAAGCTCCAGTACAAAGTAAAGCAAGAATCGCTCAAGGTTCTTGCTAACTCTGAGTATGGTGCATCCGGCAACCAGCACTTCAGATGGTTCAACATCGATTCAGCTGAAGCAGTAACCTTGAACGGTCAGTCTACGATTGACATGGCACAGAACTTCTTCAACGATCTTGCTGACAGGCTGACTGGCTTCAAGAAAGACCGAATTGCAGTAGTCGATACCGACTCTTGCGTTATGAACTTGACTGACATTGTTGACAAGATCAAACCGAAGATGCCTGAAGGTGGTACCACTGAGGAGATTGTCAAGTTCCTCGACAAGCTTGGCGCTACCAAGTTCCAAGAAGCAATCGACACGGGGTTTGAAGATCTCCAGAAACGCCAGAATGCGTACAAGCACTATCTGACGATGAAGCGTGAGAAGATCGGTCACCTGATCACATGTGCTAAGAAACGATACATCTCCAAGGTGTATGTGAACGAAGATGTTTGGTACACTGAACCCGATATCTCGATCACTGGACTGGAGTCTGCACGATCCGATGTTCCGAAGTTCTGTCGTGACCGGCTTGAAGAAGTGTACGGTAAGTTGTTCGATCTGAATGAGACTACCGTACAGGACTTCATCGCAGAGATCAAAAAGGAATTCATGAAACTGCCTGTTACGCAGATCTCGGTGCCGAAGGGCTTGAGTGATTTGACCAAGTATGAATTGCCAAATGGTCTTTATGGCAAAGGGACACCACAGCATGCGAAGGCAGCGATTGTTTACAATCGAGTGATCCGCCAGCGTGGACTTCTTGATCGATATAACCTGAT